CAAGGTGTCCGGTCAGTCCCAGCAGGTCGAAGTGACGCAGGTTGCGGAGATTGAAGCGGCCCCGGGGGTGGATGACATCCGCAAGATTGCCATGCCAATGCCGTTCAACCCGCCGAGCCCAGTTCTGTTTGAGCTTCTGGGCTGGCTGACGAACGCTGCCAAGGGTGTGGTGACCACGGCAGAGGAAAAGATTGCTGATGTGACGTCAAACGCGCCTGTGGGCACTACGCAGGCGATGATTGAGCAGGGTGCGGCAGTGTTCTCTGCCATTCATGCCCGTTTGCATGAATCTCAAGGTCGTGTGCTCAAGGTTTTGAGTCGGATCAACCGCTGGTATCTAGATGATATGCGCCGCGGTGAGGTTGTCGAGGATCTGGACATCACCCGGGAAGATTTTGCGCGGATTACCGACGTTATCCCGGTGTCTGACCCGCACATCTTCTCTGAAACGCAGCGGATGGCTCAGACGCAGGCTGTGATGGCCATCATGGAGAAGAATCCCGACCTGTTTAACCGTCGGGCGGTGATCCAGCGGTTCCTGAAGCAGATCAAGGTGCCGGGTATCAACGAACTGATGACTGATGTGCCCCCGCCGGTAAAGATGGACGCTGCAAACGAGAATGTGGCCATGTCTATCGGGCAGGCAGCCTTTGCTTACCCGGAACAAGATCATCTGGGTCACATTCAGGCGCACTTGGACTTCGCAAAGAACCCGGTATTCGGTGGCAATCCGTTTATCGCCCCGGGATTTCTGCCCAAGGCGGTGGAGCATATCAAGCAACACATCGTGCTCTGGTACCTGAACCGCATGAACGGATACGTCGAGAAGTCTTTGGGTCGGAAGATGGAAGAGTATGACCTTCTGCAAGACCCGACAGTAGTCGACAAGATGTTTGGCGCTGCCTCTCAGCACGTTGAGATGGATGCTGAGCAGACGCTGGCCGGCATCATGCCTGTCATCCAGCAGATGGTTCAGCAGATGCAGCAGTTCAAGCCGAAGCCAGACCTCACTCCGGATGGTCAGGTACTGCTACAGACCAGCATGGCCGAGACCCAGCGTCGTGCTGCCCGCGATCAGGCCGAGATGGCACTGAAAGAGCAAGGGGCCGCTGCAGACATCCAGATCAAGATGCAGAAGATGCAGCAGGACTACCAGAAGGACATGGAAGAACTCCAACTCCAATTGGCCATTGCTATGGGCAATCAGGAGATGCAGGAGCGCATCGAGACAGCCCGGTTGACCCGCGATGCCGCCAAGTTGAAGCAGGATGGCGAGAAGGCTGTGTTGGACATCACCATGAAACAAGGAGGGCCAATTGGCTACCAGTGACCAAGAGCAGAAAGGGATCAATGTGCCGATGCATAAGCGCATTGCCATGGGTGAGAAGCTGGACGGTACCAGCCTGCAGCCGAAGGGCGGCAGTCAACAACAAGGGGGTGCATTGAGCCAAGCGAAGAAGAAGTGAGGACCCTTGGAGACCTGATCGGCGGCATCAAGGTGCGTCAGGCTGAGATAGCCGCCTCTCTCGCTACGGGTCATGCCGCGACGTGGGAGACGTACCAACGCATGGTCGGGCAACACGCGGGCCTACAAGAGGCCCTCGATATTCTTGATTCATTGATGAAGGAAGAAGATGACGACAGGTAACCCGGAAGCTTCTAACGAAGCTGAGTTGGCTTGGGCATTTCCGAGCGTAGACCCCGGTGCTAGACCTCTCGGCGGACGCATTCTGGTGCAGTTGCGTCGAACGAAGAAGAAGGTTGGGCAAGCGGGAATCATCTTGGTTGAAGAGACCAAGGAAACCGAGAAGTGGAACAACATGGTGGCCAAGGTAATTGCCATCGGACCGCTGGCGTTCAAGCATCGAGACACGATGCAGCCGTGGCCGGAGGGCTCTTGGTGTGACGTTGGCGACTATCTGCGCGTCCCGAAGTGGGGCGGTGACAGATGGGAAGTCAAGGTACCCGGGGAAGACGATATGGAAGACCCGGCCATGTTCATGATTCTCAACGATCACGAAATCATTGCCACAGTGACTGGTGATCCGCTAGCCATGAGGGCCTTCGTATGAGTGCTGATAATGAAGATAAGGTGCAGGACGTTGAGCTTGTCGAAGAGGCGGCTGACGGTTCTGCGGTAATAGAACTCCCGGAGGGTGAAGAAGTCCCGGGTCAGATGGCAGAGGGTGGTTCTGCAGACGACGATCACCCTGATGACGATGAAGAGGTAAGGGCTGCAAAGCGTGCCCGTCGACGCGCCAAGAAGGATTACGTGCGCCAGCGGAATGCCGAGAAGGATGCCCGTCTCGAGGCCCTGCAACGTCAGAATCAGGAGTTGATGGGGCGTCTGGCTGCTGTAGAGCAGCGTGCCCATAGCTCTGATATGGCGCGTTTGGAGAAGGCAATTGAGGACGAGCAACTGCGTCTGCAATATGCCATGACCAAAATGCGTGAGGCTACGGATAACTCAAATGGCGAAGCATTTATTCGCGCCAGAGAGATTGAGGCGGAGTCGCGTAAGCGTCTTGAAGCGTTGCATGGCGTTAAGCATCAGGCCGAAGAATCAACGACACGGGAAGCCCCGGTAAATCCGAAGGTTAAGCGTCTGGCCAATGATTGGCTGGAGGCTAATTCTTGGTATGACCCGGAAGGCGGTGACGAAGATACGCAGATTGCGAAGATTATTGACGCCAAACTGACGCAGGAGGGCTGGAACCCCGCGACAGAAGATTATTGGGAAGAACTTGATAATCGCTTGCAGAAGCGTTTGCCCCATCGATACAATCAATCTCAGGACGAGCGTCCTCAAAGGAGGCCCCGAAGCGTGGTAACGGGATCTGTTCGTGAATCGGTGAGCGGACGTAGTAGTGGTAATGGCTACGTTCTCAGTCCCGAGCGTGTTCGAGCTATCAAAGAGGCGGGCATGTGGGATGACGTTGAGAAGCGCAACCGAATGATCAAGCAGTTCATTGCTTACGACAAAGCTAATAGGGGATAACTATGGATTCTCGTCTCAAGAAAACTCTCATGGCTGGTGGCCGCAAGACTCGTGCTAGCGAGGATGCTATCCGCAAAGCTCCTGAAGATAAGTTCATGTCAACGCAGGAACGTCGAAAGATGTGGAGCGATGAGTGGACACAAAGTGCGCTGCCAAAGGTGCCGGAGATTCCGGGCTGGCACATCTGTTGGCTTTCGACAACCAACGCTTACGACAGCATTGATAAGCGGATTCGACTTGGGTATGTCCCTGTTATGGCGGACGAACTCCCGGGCTTCGATAACTACCGCGTAAAGGCTGGCGAGGACATTGGTTTCATCGCGTGCAACGAGATGCGCTTGTACAAGCTTCCTATGGATGCCTACCAAGACCTCATGTTGCAGATGCACCACGAAGCTCCCAACGAGGAGGCGGACAAGATCCGCGTTCAGATTGAGAACTTGCAGGGCACGCGAGACAGTTCAGGCAAGAGTCTGGGCCGTGTTGAAGGTGACGGATTTGGCGATTTGGACCGAGAAGTTAAAGCTCCCGTATTCCACGGGTAACTAAACAAGGAGACAGTTATGTCTGCAACATCTGCTCCGTTCGGCCTGCGTCCTGCGTTCCATCCTTCTGGCTTGGATCGTGCTCAGGCGCTTGCTGGCGGTATCGTTTCGGCTTACCCGGCCAATATTTTGAAGGGTCAGCCGGTCAAGTATGACACCAATGGCACCATTATCCCGGCTGCTGCTGGTGATGCTTTTGTTGGTGCTTTTGCTGGCGTCGAATTTACTGACACCACTGGTCGTCGTCGTGTCTCGAACTACTGGCCGGCTAACACCGCCTACCAGACCGGTTCGTGCGTGGCTTACTTCTACAACGATCCCAACATCGTTTACGAAATTCAAGCTGACGGCACTCTGGCTCAAACCTCGATTGGTGACGAAGCCGACCTTAGCAACACCACTGCTGGTTCGTCCACTACTGGCCTGTCGCAAGCAACGCTTTCGACTTCGCTAGTTGGTGCCAATAACGTCGCTCAGATGCGCATTGTCGACATTGCACCGTACCCAGATAACAACTGGGATGACGCATTCGTCATCGTTCGCGCAACGATTGCGGAATTCCAATTCGGCCAAGTTCGCACCGGTGGTGCCAACCTGAGCCCGATTGCTATCTAAGGAGGGCTAAAAAATGGCAGCCCCGATGCGCAGTACAGACTTTCGCAGTATTGTTGAGCCGATCCTCAACGAATGCTTCGATGGCGTCTACGATCAGCGTACCGACGAATGGTCGCGTGTTTTCCGCGAACAAGAAGGTATCCCCCGCAACTACCACGAAGAACCCGTCCTGTACGGTTTCGGCGCGGCACCGCAACTTCCGGATGGCACCCCGGTCACCTATCAACAAGGTGGTGTGCTCTTCCTGAAGCGGTACGTTTACAACGTGTACGGTCTGGCCTTCGCTCTGACCAAGGTGCTCGTTGAAGACGGTGACCACATCCGTATCGGTCAGGTCTACGCCCGCCATCTGGCTCAGTCGCTTGTTGAAACCAAGGAAACCCTGTGCGCCAACGTGCTGAACCGTGCGTTCAACTCGGCGTTCCCGGGTGGTGATGGTGTGCAATTGAACTCGGCCTCGCATCCGATCGTCAATGGCACCTTCAGCAACCTGCTGACCACGTCCGCCAACCTGTCGCAGACCTCGCTTGAGCAGATGCTCATCCAGATCCGTCAGGCTGTGGACAACAACGGCAAGAAGATCCGTCTGGTTCCCCGCCAACTGGTGGTG